TGTCCCAGTCACTCGGTTCATGCCTTGCATACAACACCTACTTTTTAGGGTTTGGACTGTCAGAACTTGCCGAGCCTGGTTCAATACCACTGTGAGCATGACCGTTATAAATCTCACGGTCGGCCTGCATAGATCGCGTATGGTCCGAAATATTGTCTGTTGCCGTGATGGAACCGTTCACTAAAACATTACCCGTTACGGTTAAGCCGCCTGGCACAACCCATTGCGCGGTGCCTGCATCGGGCAAGATCACCTTTAAATGATGACTTTTCCGGTCGTACTCGATCACTGCGCCATCGGCATACTGAGTGCGATGTATATGTTCACTGTGGGTAAGTGACGGAAATTTGTCCTGGGCGATCGATCCTAAAATCACCCCTTGAGCCAAGTCGCCACTGGGGGCTAACACCAGCACTTGTTCATCTTGCTCTAGCAGCCAGCTGTGTTGATCCGTGCCTGCTCTAAGGCTAAGCACCGGTAAATAAGCGGTAAGAATATCGCCAATGCGAACTTTGCACTGTGGAATACTGCCGTTGTAGTTCGTCTGCTCGATGGTGCCTATTCGAATCAGATTGCTTAGCCTGCGGTGTAATTCGGTGACTTCAAAATCAAGCTGATCCTCAGGATCCATGGCTAGGCCTCTCTTACTAAATTGTTGTATTGGGGCTCATGATCGGCACCAATGTCAGGCGACTGGCCTAACCAAATTTGGCTAGGTGCAATGCCCTCGCCTTCCCACACGGATTGGCCCATACGCAAACTTTGGCTCCAGTGGATTTGCCACACTTGATAGGCATGGGCGTCCGGCGCAAAGGCATCGGGCAAGGCTTGCTTTATGTTGGGCTTGGTGACTTTAGCTGGCGTGCCATTCGTATCGCTGAGCCACTGCAGCACACTCAAAACCAGGGTTTGAATGGGCTCGGGTGACACGTTGGGCTGCATAATCACCCGGGCTTCAAAATGTGCCACTAGCACCAGTTCTTCAGTGCCAAGGTCCGTGCCTGGCTCTAACTCCACAAGCTCGATGAGCACTGCCGGCACCGTGATCGCATCCATGCGGTTGGGGTAATGGCCACAATAATGCACATTGGGCAACTGGCCTATACCACTAAACAAGGACTGGTACAGTTCATTTAACGGACTCAATACACTCACTGTTTCGCTCCAATAAACTGCAATTCATGCGCAAAGGTCTTTTGCAAATACGCCATGCCGCCTTGATCCGTGATGGATTCCATAGCATCTGCCATGGCGGCAGTTAAGCTCATGTGCATTTCACGTATGGGCAGGCGAGCTTTGCCCTTGCGCCGGAACACACCTGTATGCCCCGAAGGCATGGTGGCAATGAATGCCCCTCTAAAGGAATGCCGTCCGACACGAACCCCGACCTTTGTTTGTTTGGGCCGACCAAGGCTAACTGCCTTAATGCGTGATGCTTTGGGGTTGAGCCCCACACTGGCATGAAGTCCATGTCGGCTAGCCATTTTCAGTTGCAATGAATTGCGTGCCAAGCCAACCTTCACATTGAGTTCCGTGGCCACCTCCCGTGCAATACGAGTGCGAAGCCAGCGGGCTGTTTTATTAATAGCCCGTAACATGGCCCGTTCGATGTCACGTTTTTGTAACCCCAAAAAGTGGGGCACTTGGCGTAAGTCATCGGCGTTGATGTTCAATTCAATCACAACATCCTCACCACTAAAGTCCAAAACAAACGATCAGTGTCTTTAATCAAAGGCTCACGTGTGACTTCGTACGTGTGGCCCTTAACTAAAATCCGGTCGCCTATGGCGGGCTGTGGTATATCAACCACTCTCACCTCAATTTGAGGCGTATCCATCACCAGTTCACCAAAGCCTATATCCGACACAGATTCCGCGCGGTGAATGAGCACCTGAAGGTTAATCGGAGCCGATGTAAAACCTGCTCCGATTTCCTTAGGCTGATATTGCGCAGTGTGGCCTAAGCGATTGAGTAAGGTGGTCATGGCCTGTTCAAACGGATCCATTAATGCCATTTAACTCACCCGAGCTGCTTATCCAAAACTGCCATTAAGGCGAACTTGAACGGTGTCATCGCCACTGGCCGCATCAGCTAATGCGACACCGATGAGGGTATTGCCTGTGGCGGTGGCTACCACCGTTTGATCATCGGCCTTCCAATAGGCTTTGGCCCCTAAAGCAATGGCGCCGACACCTTTGTCTAAATCCACCACACCGCAAGTGAGCAGTTCGATGGACTCACCAGCCTCGCCGTTGAGTGTAGCAATACCAAACAAGGCATTGATGAGTAAAGGTTGGCCTGTCGTGGCGCCGCCTTCGGGCGCGATGATGCTCACGATGGCACCGGGTTGAATGTAATTTTGCATGATGATTTCCTTGTTATGTCTTGAATGGTTTAAGCGGATGCACCGCTATTGCGGTACATGCCACGCCAATCAATGGCCTTGGCACCAAAGTCCAATCGCGCTTTGATCTCAATGCCATCCACATCAAAGCCCATGCGGGTTTCTAAATAGACCCCTTGCTGACCTTCAAGGTAAGCGTATTCGATGGTGTCGATCTGATTCGGTGCGGCCATTAAGAACCATGCGGTCTCACTGGCTTGATCTAAACGAGGCTCCGCAATGATGCGCAGGCTTCGAATGGAGTTGGGCACCACATCAGTGGTGGTATGAGGCACGAGGTTTTGTGCAATCAATTGCTCCGCATCCATTTCTAGGGACGCTGGGACCAATAGATACCCAGGGCGTACGTGAATCACTGTTTTGCCATCCAAACCGGTTTGTTTGACCATGGCGGCGCGGGCTTTGCCTAAGGCGGCCACTGACAAGGCCGTATTTTGTGCACCTAGGTTCTTATGCTGCGCATGAAACAGCTCTTTGCCATCGCCCATTTTGGGGTTTTGGGTCAAGATGCTCCACACCACGTCACTTTCCAAATTAGCCGCTGAGGTGCCAAACAGTTGTGGCACCCGAGTAAAGGCATCCAAGTCATCGTTGATCAACACTTGGCGACTTATAGCAAAGATCTTGCCGTAGGTTTCGACACGATAGGACTCTTTGCTCTCGCCAATGGACCCGCGCTTAAACTCACCCAGCTCGTTTACTTTGTCCAATGCAGGGGCTTCACCGAGTTGGACACGATGCAGGTCTTTAAAGTCGCTAGCCGAGACTTGGCGACAAAATGGCTTAAAGGTTTGCGGCGTGGTGTCGTAGGAATCACGTAACGATTGGTTGGCAACACCCGCTAAAATGTGTGGGAAATCTGATGTGCCATGCAATGCACGTGTGGCCACTTCGTCCCGCGACAGACCACGAACTGATGCGCCTTCGGCTTCAAGGTAGCTGCGCGCCATCTCCATCAAATTAAGGCCTCGCCATTCGCAAGCCTCCCCTTTTAATGGGTTGTTCACAGGATCAAAGCGATGCAACAGTGCATCCTTTACTGCCATCTTTCGTGAAGCGGCCAAATCCACATTACCAGTGACAATGGTGTTGATAATGGGTTTTTGTTCTTTTGCGGCAGCATCAATCAAGGTGGCTCTTGCTTCATCCAAAGCCACACCCCTTTCAATCAAGTCATCAGCCACACTGCGTTCTACGCCAAGCTTGGATTGACTGTCATAGATATGCTGAATACGGGCACGCTCGTCAGCAACAGCGTGTTCTGTGACTTGTGTTTCATCCATCCCTGAGGAAGTCACTGTCACGTTCGATTGTGCACGCTGATCTAGAGTCGTTTGGTTTGGCATAGGATCGGTGTTCTTGGTCATGGGCTTTGTCATAGGTTCTGTTAAGGTCTCGGATTGCGTTGCTTCTTCGGAGCGGGTTTCTGTTTGATCGTCTACCGGTTCGATGACCGGTGAATGCGTTTCTGGTTTCGTTGTACTGGGCATGGATGAGCTCCGTTGATTTGTTTTTAGGCTATTGGTTTGACTAGAAGTGTTCGATTCAGGTGATGGCTGGTCATCGATTACCTTACTCAACCCATGGAATTGGCATGTTGAGGTGGTTTCACCACTTCTAAATCCGGCACTGGCATCAGCGCCTATGGGCACGGCTGACAATTCCATCGGTTGCCAATCCACGGCTCGCCATACCGGCACTTGTGATTCCTTAGAATCAATGACCTCAATGCTGCGAATGCTGTATCCCACAGACACATTACGCACAATGCCGTTGACCACATCATGCCAAATGGCATCCACCGCAGGCCGTTTGGAAAACCGCACTAGGGCTTTGCCTTCTTGGTGGTCGCCTACATCCTCGATCCA